AAAGAGGAGCGACCTGCGTGTGCACGTTGCTGCCGCGATCCAGCGTGCGGGCCTTGTCTGGGCCCGTGCCAGAGTTGAGTGATAAGTTGTCTGCCATGCGTTAGCTCCAGGTTGCTGTGACTCGCGGACGAAACGCCGAGGATGTCAGCGAGCCGGGTACGTAAGTGGGGAGCGAGAGGGTTGGGTTGAAACTGGCCGCCGCAGTTGCGGGTATCCAGATTTGCCGGGGGGCGAAGAGTTGCCAAGGGTTTGCGCTCAACTGGGCAATTTCTTGCGCAGAAAAATCTTTGGAGCAAATTCCCGCCAGCAACAATACGCCGATGCTGCTTTGAAAAACTCCCCCATCAAACACCAGCAGACCTTCGTCGGTGCGGCTGTAATCAATAAGCCCGTACCCAGACCCGCCACCCACATCAACGCCGTCGACGTAGCAGCGCAGCGATGAGCCGTTGTACGTCATCGCCAAAAACGTAGGCCGAAATGGCACCGTTCCAATGTCCGCAATCGGGCTTGCGTTGAAATCCGACGTCTGCCCGTTTAGAGAAAACTTATAGCCATTAAGGCTGCCAGTATGAATCCCAAGTCCAAACGATGGTTGGGCCGACCCCATACGCCGCATAAAAAACAGGGTTTCATTTCCGGGGTTTGCAGTCGGGTTGAACAGGGAAAAGACTGTGATGTTTTGGAACTGAACCCGCGTCGGGTTTATCGACTCTAGCCGCGATGTAGTTCCGTTGGTTTCTGAAAATTGCCCCCGGCCAGCACGGCTAACTCCCTGCACCCGATTGCCAGTGAATTTCAGATCGCCGACGACATCACGCCCCGATGCACCGTCGTACAAAAAACCTAGAGACGCTGCCAGCGGATTGCCCCAATCCACCTCCACCGCATCTTGCGGCTGGGAGTCCCACGGCAGATTGAGCGCAATCCCAGACACGTTACGGCGTCCCGACAGTAAACGGCCGGATTTTCACGACAGCGTTTGTCCCGCCGTCGTTGTTCATGTTCTGCGCCGTGCCGTTCTGGATGTAGAAGTCCACCAGGCGGCACCCGTTGAGGTTGATCGTGATCGTGCGCCGCTGCAACGCATCGACCGCCGCCATGACCCACGAGCCAAAGAACCGCGCCCCACCTGAAGCCGTGCCGCTCGGGGCGTCGGTGTCGTCGTCCGTGCCATCCGTGTCCTTGAGAATGCCCCACAGGCTCACCACAGTCCCGGCTACTGGTGCCGCCGCCCAGTCAGGGGCCTCCAGCATCGCCTCGGCAAACAGTGCGTAGGGCACATCTGCGTCGGTCGTGTTGTCGAACGTGGCCGATGGTGCGCCCGAGAAATTGCCAGCCGCGATGTCGGTGGCAGTGTTGATCACTGTCTGCGCAGTGCCGTAAAGCATTCGGGTGGCAGTGGCCATTACACCCCCTGAATCACGACGCCGACAGCAGCATCGACAGCAGTCTGCACGGCAGCGTCAGTCGCCCCGGTGATTTGCGCCAGCGTTGCGGCTCGGTTTTGGATCAGCACCGGCCAAACCATGCGCGTGGCCTCTGCTTCCGGGTTGCCGAATACCTTGGACGCCCAGCGCACCCGCGCCTGGTGGTTCGGTGCGCCAGTGGACTCCACTCGGATGTTGTCGGCGGCGACCAGCGTGGCGATCTTGATTTTCTCGACCAGCCCGCTGTTAGCCGATGCGGTCACAAGTTCTGCAAATGTGGCCATGATCAATTGCCCTCAGTGATGACGAAGCTCGTAACACTCACCGGCTGCCCCGAAACAATCGTGGTCGTCGTCAGGTTCAAGTCAGAACCAGAAGTCCCCACATCGCCATCAAGCACGAAGTTAGACCCGCCCGACTGCACGATGCGAAACCATGTCGCCGTGCCCGATGCGTTTGCGCTGCTGTCCTGCGTGATAGCGTTGAGCGTCAGCACCCCAGCAGAAGCCGCAGGGGCAAACGTAGCCCCGCAGGTAAGCTCCGCAAGCAGCGTGGTTGCAGTGCCGCCCCGAGCAGGGCGTGTGCCATCATAGATGCGCAGCAGTGCGTTAGCGCCTGCGCGAGTCGTGATCGCGTCCAGCATTGCGTTTCGAATGCTTGTGGTGTCGTATGCAAGTGCCATTTCTATACCTCTATTGCGCCGGTAGCACGGCCATCAGGGCCACGCTGCAAAACCCGATTACGGGGCTTGGAAATCTGCGCGATGATTTCGGCTTGGCTTTGCTGCTGCAGGCCCATCAGGTTCGCCATGTTCTGATTGATCGCCTCAACCAATTCAGCCAGTGCGCTGGTTGGCTTTTCCTCGCCGTCTTCATCGATCTCAGTCGTTCCGTCTTTGGATTTCGCGCTGATCGCCGCCTGCTTCAGACTTGTCTTGGCTTGAATCTCGGCAACCGTCACCTTAGTAGACGCTTCAAGTTCAGCCTTCCAGCGGTCGAACTCCAGCCGCTGCGCCTCTGCCGTCGCCGTTTGCTCTGCCTTCATCTGCTCGACCTGAGCATCAATCTGCGCCTTGAACTGAGCTAGTTGCATGTCCGATTGCAGGCGCATCTGGTCGGCCTGTTGGGTGGCCTGCATCTTCGCCTGCTCAATCTGCATCCGGCCCTGCTCGACTTGCTGCTGTGCTTGCAGCTTCAGCATCTCAGGGTCAGGCGGCGGCTCTGGCTTTGGCTCTTTCGCCTTCTCAGCCGATGCGGAGATGAACTGCTCCAGGCTCGCCTCCATGCCCTGCCCTGCTTTGAAGGAGCGAACGCCGAACATAAGCATCTCACCGAGCAACGGGGCCAGTTCTGTCGGGGCCTGCACAGCCTCGCGGATAAACCCGCCTGCTGCCGTCAGGAACTCCAGCCGGTCGGCCTTCTCCTGCGCCTCGTCAAGCTCGACCATTGAATCGCTGGCGACAGAGATGCGAAAAGACCTCACGACATCGTTTCGCAGTAGCTCGATGGCCTGCGGCAGTAATGCGGCGTCTTTTGATGTCTCCATTGACGACATTTTTACAAGCACTTCAGGCCGATACATGCTGCACATGATCTGCGCCTTCATCCTCAAGATGTCCGACGCCATCCGCGCAACGTCCATCTGGATATGCTTCAGGCGAAGGCTTGCGAACTGCGACTTGATCTGCTGCGCCGTCGCTGTTTCACTCGCAACAGATGCGCCCCGGATGATGTCCGATAGGCCGGTGATCTCGTAAATTACCTGCTTCGACTGATCCCGCGCTTGGTAGAGCGCCGCAAGAGCCTGCAAAACAGCATCAACCGGAAGAAAATCAACCGTGCCTTTTAGCCCGCCCTTTTCGGCGAACATCGCCCAAGTGGACACCGGAATCAACTGGTTATCGACGCCTTCATCAAGCATCCGCTGAACGCCCTGCTGGCTTGAATCGTAAACCCCTACCACCTTGACAGCCCGCACCAGCAGCGAAATGCGCTCGGTGATCTCGTCCATCTCTTTTGCTTGGTCTTGATACTGCCGGAAGTCCGCAACGGGAATCAGCGTATCCGTCGTAAGAGATGCGTACAGCGGCTTAGGACACGGGAAGAAGCCTTCCAGTTCTAGTGGATCAGGGCGAACGTCCAGAATCTCTTGTGCGCCCTCTGCATGCCAGTACACGACTTTCTCGCTCTTGTCCCATATTTCCCAGACTTTCGCCTTCTTCATGCGGTCAAGCTGGTCGGCAGAAGCGCCGTTCGACTTCATCTCATCGATGCCGATAGGCTCATGGCTCAGCGGAACATCCTTGAAGATGTCGCCGAACCGTTTCATGCCCTCGTCGCGGCTCATGTACACCAAACGAGCCACCCACGACACCTCTTCCCACGTCCTAGCGGGCGAAGTCCTGAAGTCTTCCCAGAACACGTAATCGACCGGACTGCACTCATATGCGCCCATGCTCTTGGCGTCTGCATCGTCCGTTATTTGCGCGTCTTGGCCCTCATCCTGTGCAGGCTCAAAGCGAATCCATACCACGCCACGCCCCGGCAACAGCCTGTCTAGCACCGTGTTTCTCAGCGCAGAGTCGAAGTCCGAATAGTGGTCGATCTCAAACTGAAGCGCTCGCTCCAGCACCTCAGACGCAGTGCGGCCAACAGGGTCGGCATCCTTGAACCTGCGCGATACCTCTGCCTTGGGGCGCTTAGAGTACACCGCAGGCGCAAGCGTCTGGACGTTGCTCCACAGGATGTTGTACTTGCGGGCGCTATCCGATAGCCCGCGTTCGTCCCGATACCGCTTGACGATCTTCCGGCCAGCAGCGAGAAAGTCTTTGTCCGTCTTCTTCGCCAGCTCTAAGTCGGTTGACCAGCGGCGAGCCAACCCGCCCCGGTCAATCTCTTTCTCGTCCATTACCCGACAAACACCGTGACAGTGCCAGTGCCGCCGATAGTGACAAAACACCCCGTGGCAAACGCCGCAGGAATGCGCAGGAACTGCCCTGCCGTCAGCGCTGCAGTCGTCTCAAGGATGACCGTCCCCGTGGCCGTGAGCGAGTCCCATACCTTGATGGTCAGCGAAGTCGAAGTGCCGACAAGAATGCCGCCAAGCACACCAGCGCCGGACTTGGCAAGCCCAGATGCTGCCAGGGGGACTGCGCTGTATGCCTCGTGTGTAATGCCTGCCATGCTATATCCTTTCCTGTTTCTTGCTGCGCTGCCATAGTTGGTCGAGCGTTGCGGT